GCTCTCGGTCGGTGCTCTGGACAAGTCGCAGAACGCGCTCTCGTTCGAAGGCGCAGTGAACCAGTACGGATCGGTGGCTCCGGGCAGCGTCGGCGGTACCGGTACCGGCCTGCGTGGTGGTCAGTTGAAGTTCCAAGGCGTTCCCGTGCTCACGGTGGACTCCATCCTCGCAACCGAAGCGCGTGTGGTCTAAGGACCGGAAAGAGAGGTAAAGAACATGGGAATGCTTGACAACGAAGTTATCTTCTCTGCGGCGCAGGCGGTCACTTCGACCGGCGACACCGCGAGCACCAACGTCTACAACAGCGGCGGATCCAATGGTCAGGGCGACATGGGACAGACAGGTGAGAACCTGTGGGTCAATGTCACCGTCAACACCACGGCGACCTCCGGCGGCTCGGCAACGGTTCAGGCTGTTTTGCAGGATTCTGCGGACAACTCTTCCTTTGCCGATGTCGTGGCTGGCCCTGCGGTGGCAGTTGCCAATGTGACGGCAGGAACAGTGCTGTTGCAGGTGCAGCCGCCTCCGGGCATGCGTCAGTATTCGCGCATTGCCTACCGCGTCGGCACCGCCGCTCTTACGGCTGGCAAGTTCGATGGCTACGTGAGCAACACCATCCAGCGCAACATCCCGCGCAACTCCGGTATCCCGGCCGTCGCGTAAGGAGAAACTATGGCACAAGTGAAAGCAAAAGTACCCTGCTATCTCGGTGATGCAGGGTACAAGACGCCGGACGATGGCGTGTTTGATTACAACGGGCCGCAGCACAATAGCCTGGAGTACATCGAGAATGAGAAGGCCGAACCTACCCCTAAGAAGTCGGGCAAGTAGGCCGTAACCACAAAGGGCTGAGGATAAAACCTCAGCCCTTTTCCTTGCGCAAGGGTGGATAGATGGTAGCTGTCGATATTTGCAATCTCGCACTGTCGTATCTGGGAGACTCAGCGACCGTCGCGAGTATTGATCCGCCGGAAGGGTCAGCGCAGGCGCAACACTGCGCGCGCTTCTACCCTATTGCGCTGAATACTCTGCTCGAATCCCACCAATGGAACTTCACTACCAAACGCGCGTATCTCGCGCTGGTGCAGGACTGCTACTTCCACGCATGGCGCTTCGCCTATGCGCTTCCGTCCGATTGCACGGATGTGATCTCTGTTCTTCCGAAGTGCGATTACCCGCGCGATTACTTCGGTGTGGCAATCGCAAACTATTGGGGATGGACGCGGCCACTTGAGTTTGAGATTGAGCGCGGCCGCGATTTCCAAATTGAGATATTCAACGGTCAGCAGGTGATTCTTTCCAACGCA